GTTTGACGAAAATGATAACATTACAGACAATGCTGTACGGTATGCTTCCAATGAAATTGCTATGGCATTGGATAATCCAGCCAATGATGCACTTTCTAACCTGATTCGTACTGCTCCTATTCTTAAGCCGTTCCTTCTTTTCACTAAGACACCGCTTAACATGGCTACTTACTTTGGTAGTCATAACCCTGTTGGTCTCTTTATTGATAAGGTAAACGCTTTTGATAAAGAGTTCTTTGAAATGAGTGGACAGGAAGTAGAACAACTACTTTCTTCTCGCGGTATTGATTATACCATGGAGAACATTGAAAGTGTCTACACTACCACTCGTGCTGAACTGAAAGGTCGTAAAGCTATTGGTACTCTTGCTGTGATGAGTGCTGTTGGTCTCTTTATGTCTGATAACCTCACAGGTGATGGTCTTTACGACAAAGAGAAGCAACGCCTTCGTCGTGATGCTAACTGGCAACCACGGTCTATCCGTGTGCCTGGTGGTAAGTGGGTGAGCTATGACGGTATTCCTGGTGTAAGTGATTGGGTAGCCATGACTGCTAACATCATGGATAACTTCGACTCACTGAACTCCGCTGAGCTTGCTGAGAACCTCCGTGCTGCTGGTTTTGTCCTTAGTGCTACTATCACTGACAAGTCTATGTTGGCTGCTCTGGAGCCTCTGAACGATGTTGTACGTGGTGATGTTGGCGCTATCAATCGTTGGACTTCTTCTTTTGCTAGCTCTGCTTCTATGCCTGGTTCTAGCCTTATGGCTGAGTTCGGTCGTCTTTTGACACCCAACAAAAAAGAACTAGAAAACAACTTCTTTGACCTTGTAGCTAATCGTAACCCAATCCTTAAGCAAGCACTTCCTGATGCTCATGACTGGATTGATGGTGGTAAGGTTGGTGAACCACCTAACTTCTTTGCTCGTGTTTGGAATACATATCTTCCTTGGAAGGTAAGTGGAGAGGTATCTCCCGAGAAGCAATTCCTGATGGACATTGAATATGATGCACGTCCTACACTTAAGACCAATGGTCGTGGTGTTGAGTACAGCAATGAAGAACGCTCTGAAGTTACCAGTACAATGGGTAAGCAGGGTATCTTCAAACGTGAGATCCAACGCATCATGCAGACACAGGAAGGTAAGGAATTCCGTAATGAGTTTAAGAAAGCAAGAGATCTTGGTCTAGCCCCTGATGTAGAAAAGTTCAAGAACATCCACCTGTATCTTGATGCTGCACTACGTTCTTCTATGCGTTTTGCAGAAGCTCAAGTATCTACCCGTGATGGTATTCGTAATAAGGTTTACCAGAACCAAACCGTTGAAAACTTCCTTCAAGTCGGTGATATCGACGGAGCTAAGAAGTTTCTTGATGACATGAAGCAAACGATGTCTTACTAACTCTACTGACATAAGCGATGGCTATTACTCAGAATATTTATACAGGGAACGGGTCAACCGTTCTCTATTCATTTACTTTCCCATATCTTGAGACCGCTGACGTTAAAGTAACGCTCAATGGTGTTCTGACAACTGCATATACATTTGCCAACGCTACAACGATTCAGTTTAACACAGCTCCTGCTATTGGTGTTACTATCCGTATCTACCGTGATACTAACTATGATTCGTTAGCTGCTACTTTCTATTCAGGTTCTGCTATTCGTGCAAAGGATCTGAATGATAACTTCACTCAAAACCTGTACGTCACCCAAGAGAACACTAACGATGTTGTCAACATTGATGGTTCCAACGCAATGGTTGGTGATCTCAATATGGGTGGTTATAAGATCACCAATCTTCAGACACCTGCAGCTGATACTAATGCTGCAACTAAAGGTTATGTAGATAGCAAGGTTGGTGCATCTGGTCCTCCAGGTTACACCAACTGGTCTTATACTGCTGTTGGTGGTGAAACAGTTGTTGGTACAACTGGTTCCTTGCTTGAGTATCAAGTAGGTAAAGAACAAGTGTATCTTAATGGTGCACTACAAAGGCGTAATACTGGATCTACTCTTCTTTATGATTATCTAGCTGATGATGGTAGGACAGTCACATTCTATGTCCCACTAACTGCTGGTGATATTGTAATGGTCCGCTGCGTTAACTACCTTGCGGCAGATCCAAACGCATCTTATAGCTTTACTCGTTGGACTAAGACAGTTAATGCTGTTAGTACAGTTATTCTTGGCGGTACTTTAGCTGGACAATTTGGTGATGGTTTCTCTGTTTTGTCTTATACCGTAGGACGTGAACAACTGTTTGTTAATGGTGCTCTACTTCAACGTGGTTTAGATTATGAAGCAACAAACGGTACAACTATTACTATCCTTGGACCACCCTTACTTATAGGTGATCTGGTTGAAGTCCACTCAAATAACTCTATCTAATTATTATGACTAATTCAAGAGACTTAGCCAACTTGGGTGGAGGCTTCATCCAAGCTGGTGGTGGTGTACAACGTAGTGTTGAATCGAAACTTAAAGATGTCGTAAGTGTTAAAGATTTTGGGGCGGTTGGAGATGGGGTTACAAATGATACGGCTGCTATTCAGGCTACATTAAATGCGGCATCACCAGCAAGCACTACAGTGTTATTCCCGCCCGGTACCTATGTCGTCTCTAGCACACTGACAGCCGGAAACTCAACCATTACAGGTCCTGGCGCTACTATTAAGTACACAGGGTCATCAAATCTATTCGGTGCTGTAAGTGCCTTTAATATCAGCTTTGACGGCCCTGGCAAGGCAACCACAAGCATTGGCGTATTGGCCCTAACAGGTTATAGCAACACTTTTGAGAATTGCAACTTTACTAACTTTGGCACAGCTATTAAGTTGTCAGGCTCAGGGCAGAAAATCTTCCAATCTTACTTTGGTATATGCGGTGTAGGCATCCACGTAGTTCATTATCCAGCCACCAGCGAGCCTACTACTACTTTCACGTCTGAAAAGAACTGGTTTGAGTACTGCAATAAGGGCCTATGGTTTGATTCGTCTGGAGTGGCAGGAGGTGGCGGGCATATCTCGTCTGTCTCCAAAGACGACATATTTCAGCTCAACACTGGAGCAGCCCTTGTACTAAACAAGCATAATTTCCCATTCACCCTAATCAACCCCCACACAGAGCAAAACTGTATTACACCTGGCCATAAAGCTTTTGAATTTATCGAAAGTAATGTATCATGGATTGGCGGTTATCAGGCCGGTACTGAAGTTAATAGCATAGATGCACTAACCAGGGTTGCTAAATATAACCACAATCTTACCTACACTAAGGATTACTCAATTTATGATAACACTGGAAGCAGGCACTTGGTGTTCTCTCCAGGCGTTACTTCTATAGATGCAAATTCTGCAGTCAATAAGGTGTCCTTTATTGGCGGAGGTTACGGCTCTACTAACACAGCAAGGTTTGATATGCAGGGTGGTAGAGGCGACAATGGGTTTGCGTATGGATCCTTTATTGCCTCAGAAAGAAGTAATACTTATGGAAACGGAGTTAATCTCAACATTGGCACCATCACTGCTGGCTCGCCGGACGTATATACTAATTGGCTTACTCTAAACTTCGCTGGAACATTCCATCCAGCAACCGACAACACCCAGAATTTGGGTGGTGCACCAGTCAGATGGGCAACTATTTATGCTGGTACTGGCACTATCAACACGTCTGACGAACGAGAAAAGCAAGACATTGAAAACCTATCTGATGCTGAGTTTCGTGTAGCCACGGCCTTAAAAGGTCTTGTCAAGAAGTACCGCTTTAAAGATGCTGTGCAGGCTAAAGGTGATGATGCTCGCATTCACGTAGGAGTTATCGCTCAAGACGTAGCTGATGCTTTTATCCAGGAAGGACTAGACCCAACACGTTATGGAATCTTCTGCAAAGACACCTATTACACCCTAGACGGTGTTTTTATTGTTATAGAGGAAGATGAACCAATTCCTGACGGCGCTATTCAGGTTGAGCGTCTTGGTATCAGATACGAAGAACTACTCGCATTTATCATTGCAGCACTATGACAAAAACACGTGACTTAGCCGACCTGGCTAATGGTATTACATCAGCAAACATTGTTGATGGAGCAGTAACTAATGCTGATATTAACTCTAGTGCAGCAATTGCTAAAACTAAAATTAGTGGTACAGCTATTACAGCAGCTGATAC